GAAAGGAAAAGAAAATCTATCAGTCTTGTCATATTCTACACAAGCAAGGTAGATATTATCTCGTTCACTTTAAGGAACTGTTTGCTCTTGATGGCAAACACGCTAACCTGACTGTGAATGATGTTCAACGTCGCAATCGTATTGCCCAACTGCTTGCTGATTGGGGTTTGATTACAATTGTTGACGTAACTAAGATTCAAGATATTGCTCCATTGAACCAAATTAAGGTTCTTGCCTATAAGGACAAGGGTGATTGGATTCTGGAAACCAAGTATAATATTGGTGCAAAGAAGAAAAGGGTTGAAGAAACCGAATGATTTTGTAGGGAGTTCAACACTCCCTTTTTTAATGCTATCTACTATATAATATTACGGACGCCTTCGGGGTCCACAAAACACAAACTCGCTTTAAAAGGAGCTACCATAATGACCAATCTTACAAGGTATACTGCTGCGGATTTGCCTGCCTTAATGGATAGGATCGCCCGTAATAGTATTGGAATGGATGAATACTTTGATCGTATTTCTAAAATTCATGAAACAACTTCCAATTATCCCCCTTACAATCTTGTTCAAGTCAGTAACGTAGAATCGCGTTTAGAACTTGCTCTTGCTGGATTTAAGAAAAAAGAAGTCTATGTCTACACACAAGACGGCAAACTCTTTGTGGAGGGTCAAAAAGAAGATAAAGAAACAGAGTCCAACTATCTCCACAAAGGTTTGGCTCAAAGAAGTTTTAAGAGAGCGTGGACACTCTCTGATGATACGGAAGTTAGATCAGTTGATTTTGAGGATGGTCTTTTAAACATCACTCTCGGTAGAATTGTTCCCGATCATCATAAGCGCAAAGATTATCTCTAAATATTTCGGGTAATCCCAAATATCGTCGGCGCTACGCCATAGGGGAGGTAACTGGCAAAATCCAGTTGACACCTCCCCTTTTTCTTGCTAAAATATTTGAGGGTAATAGGAACAAAATGACTATAAAATTAATGCTCCTCAAAACGGGGGAAACAATTATTACAGATGCAAAAGAAATTGTTTCTGATGAAATTGCGTGTGGATATCTTTTGGCAAATCCTCATTTTGTAGAAACAAAAGAAAAGATGGTACTTACAGAAAGTGATACTGGAAAGTCTAATTATGAAATTGATGTAGTTCTTACTCCTTGGTTAATTTTATCGAAAGATAAGGAGTTTGTTGTGGCAAAAGACTACATCATTACAATTTGTGATCCAATTCTCTCTGTGGAAGATATGTATAGGGAAAAAACTGGAAATTCATTAGAAGTAACTGAAACGGAGGTTGTAAAAGATGAGTGATAGAATTGTAAAATGTATTTTGCTCAATGTAGATGTGCTTTTAATCACTGAGATCATAGAGTTATCAGCAGATATTGGTGAACCTGATTGTAAACTTATTAATCCATATCGTTTTCAAGACTTGGAAAATATGACACCTTGGGTTGGTGCTTCTGAACAAACGGAATATATGATTAGATCTAGCGACATTCTAACAATCGCTGATCCAAAATTAGAAATTATTGAAAAGTATCTTGAACTAACTGCCTGATGAGATTTTACACTAACGTTCAAATGGTCGGGGATAACTTCCTTGTTCGTGGTTATGAAGATGGTAAACACTTTATGACTCGCGAGAAGTTTAACCCGACTCTTTTTGTCCCCGCAAATAAAAAAACCAAATATCAAACCTTGAATGGGGATTATGTCGAATCAGTTCAACCTGGTTCTGTTCGTGATTGTCGTGAGTTTGTAAAAAAATATGATGGCGTAGAAAACTTCAAGATTTTTGGAAACACTCAATACATCTATCAGTATATTTCTGAAATGTATCCTGATGATGAGTTAAAGTTTGATATTAGTAAAATTAAACTTACTACTTTGGATATTGAGGTTGCATCTGAAAATGGATTCCCTGATGTAGAATCTGCTGCTGAGGAAGTACTTCTCATTACCATCCAAGATTATTCTTCTAAAAAGATTCGTACTTGGGGTCAAGGTCCTTTTAATAATCAACAGAAAAATGTTGAGTATCGATCTTTTTCCAATGAATATGATCTACTCAATAACTTCATTAATTGGTGGATGGTTGAGACTAATACTCCAGAAGTTGTGACTGGGTGGAATAGTAAGTTATATGATATTCCATATCTTGTCCGACGTATTGATCGTGTTCTTGGTGAGAAACTTATGAAAAGGTTATCACCATGGGGTCTAGTAACAGAAGATGAAACATATATTTCTGGACGTAAGCACGTTTGCTATGACATTGGTGGAATTTCACAGTTAGATTATTTGGATCTTTATAAGAAGTTTACTTATAAAGCGCAAGAATCTTATCGCCTTGATTATATTGCTGAGGTTGAACTCGGGCAGAAAAAACTAGATCACTCTGAGTTTGATACCTTCAAGGATTTCTACACCAAAGGTTGGCAAAAGTTTGTAGAGTACAACATCAAAGACGTGGAACTTGTTGACCGAATGGAAGACAAGATGAAATTGATTGAACTTGCTCTTACGATGGCATATGATGCCAAGGCAAACTATGAGGATGTGTTTTCGCAAGTGCGAATGTGGGATACAATTATCTACAACTATTTGAAGAAAAGAAATATTGTTATTCCGCCAAAAGAACGCTCTGCAAAAGATGAGAAGTATGAAGGTGCTTATGTAAAAGAACCTATTCCTGGTAAGTATGATTGGGTTGTGAGTTTTGACCTTAACTCACTGTATCCTCACCTCATTATGCAATACAATATTTCACCAGAGACTCTTCTGGATGAAAGGCATCCATCTGTAAATGTAGATAAGATCTTGAATAAAGATCTTACCTTTGAACTTTATAAAGATTATGCCGTTTGTGCTAATGGTGCAATGTACCGTAAGGATGTTCGTGGATTTCTTCCAGAATTGATGGAAAAGATTTACAATGAACGTGTAATTTTCAAGAAGAAGATGCTTGCGGCAGAGCAAGAATATGAAAAGAAAAAGACAAAGGAGTTGGAAAAAGAGATTGCCCGATGCAACAACATTCAAATGGCAAGAAAGATTCAACTTAACTCTGCTTATGGTGCCATTGGTAATCAGTATTTTCGTTATTTTAAACTAGCAAACGCAGAAGCAATCACACTGTCTGGACAACTTTCTATTCAGTGGATTATGAACAAAGTTAATTCTTACTTGAATAAAATTCTTAAAAGTGGAGATGTAGATTATGTTATTGCTTCTGATACTGATTCTCTTTACGTTAATATGGGTCCTTTGGTTGAAACTGTATTCTCGGGAAGAGAGAAAACTACTCAAAGCATTGTTTCGTTCCTTGATAAGGTCTGTCAAGTGGAATTTGAAAAGTATATTGAAAATTCTTACCAAGAATTGGCAGAATACGTAAATGCTTATGATCAAAAAATGATTATGAAGCGTGAGTGTATTGCTGAACGTGGTATTTGGACTGCGAAGAAGAGATAAATCTTCTACACCAGCACCTTGCCGAAAAATGTTGAAAGAATCATTCAACATTATGATGAGTGGGTCCGAAGAAGATATGATTAACTTCATTGAAAAATGTCGAGAACAATTTAAGTCTCTTCCCCCAGAACAAATTGCTTTTCCTAGGTCTGCATCTGATGTTCGCAAATATCATTCATCTTCAACCATTTATGCTCCCAAAACACCAATTCAAGTTCGTGGAGCACTTTTGTTTAATCATTACATAAAAGAAAAGAAACTGACAAACAAATACTCACTTATTAATAATGGTGAGAAAGTTAAATATATTTTTCTCAAAAAACCAAATATAATTCAAGAAAATGTAATTTCATTCATTCAAGATTTTCCTAAGGAACTTGGTCTTGACAAATACATCGACTATGAATTACAATTTGAGAAGAGTTTCATAGATCCCCTTAAATCCATTTTGGATGTGATTGGGTGGAATATGGAAAAAACTGTAAACCTTGAACTATTTTTCGCCTAATGGATTTGCCCATTAATGATAAAGAATTGAATACAATTGTAAAAGCACTTGGATTTGGAGGAGATGCCGCTCTTTACCACAAACTTAAATTGGTAAAAGAACTTAGAGAACAAGGTTTGCCTTATAAAAAAATACTTCGTGAAGAATACGGGATGGTTGCCTAATGGATTTTCTTAAAGATATTGTAAAAGAAATTGGTGGTGAGTATACACAACTTGCTTCCGATATTGATGAGACTGAAAGTTATGTTGATACGGGTTCATACATTTTTAATGCACTGGTTTCAGGTAGTGTATTTGGTGGTGTATCTGGGAATAAAATTACTGCTATTGCTGGAGAGTCTTCTACTGGAAAGACTTTTTTCTCTCTCGCCGTGGTTAAGAACTTTCTTGATAATAATCCCGATGGTTACTGTCTCTACTTTGACACTGAGGCTGCTATCACTAAATCTCTATTAGAATCTCGTGGAATTGATACTTCTCGTCTTGTGGTTGTCAATGTTGTTACTGTTGAAGAGTTTCGTGGAAAGGCGCTCAAAGCAGTAGACTTGTATATGAAAAAACCTGAAGGAGAGCGTAATCCTTGTATGTTTGTGCTAGACTCTTTGGGGATGCTTTCCACGAGTAAGGAGATCAATGATGCTCTAAACGACAAAGAAGTTCGTGATATGACCAAATCACAACTTATCAAGGGTGCATTCCGTATGCTTACTCTCAAACTTGGTCAAGCAAATATTCCAATGATTGTGACCAATCACACTTATGATGTTATTGGTGCTTACGTTCCTACTAAAGAGATGGGTGGTGGTAGTGGTCTTAAGTACGCCGCTTCTACTATCATATATCTCAGTAAGAAAAAGGAGAAGGATGGAACGGAAGTCATTGGAAACATTATCAAGGCAAAGACTGCTAAGTCACGTTTGAGTAAGGAGAACCAACAAGTCGAAGTTCGTCTATATTATGATGAGCGTGGTCTTGATCGCTACTATGGTCTGTTAGAACTTGGTGAAGACGCTGGGTTGTGGAAGAACGTTGCTGGGCGTTATGAGATTAATGGCAAGAAAATTTATGGTAAGGAAATCTTAAAGAATCCTGATCAGTATTTTACCGAAGAAGTAATGCAGCAACTTGATGCTGCCGCGAAACAACAATTCTCTTATGGAACGAATTGAGACAACCATTCTCAGAAACTTAGTATTCAATGAAGACTACTCACGCAAGGTCATACCTTTCATTCAACCAGATTATTTTGAACAAAAGACCGAAAAGATCATTTTTGAGGAAATTGTCAAATTCATTGTCAAATATGGTTCAGCAATTACAATTGAAGCACTCAATATTGAGGTAGAAAATCGAACTGATCTAACAGAAGATCAGATTAAAGAAATCAGAGATATTAATGGTTCTTTAAATGATAATCTAGTTGATAAGCAATGGTTACTTGATACTACCGAAAAGTGGTGCCGTGATCGTGCCATTTACTTGGCACTTATGGAGTCTATTCATATTGCTGACGGTAATAATGAAAAGAAGAATCGTGATGCTATTCCAAGCATTCTTTCGGATGCCCTAGCGGTATCATTTGATAATAATATTGGACACGATTATCTTCAAAATTATGAGGAGCGTTATGAATTCTACCACCGCAAAGAGGATAAGATTGAGTTTGACTTGGAATATTTCAACAAAATCACGAAAGGTGGTTTACCTAACAAGACTCTCAATATTGCTCTCGCTGGAACGGGTGTTGGGAAATCGTTGTTCATGTGCCATATTGCTAGTTCCGCGTTGTTACAGGGTCGGAACGTTCTCTACATCACTCTTGAAATGGCGGAGGAGCGAATTGCAGAGAGAATTGATGCGAACCTTCTCAATGTTCCGATTCAGCAATTGGTTGATCTCCCACGTTCAACGTTTGAAAAAAAAGTAAATAGTATTGCAAAGAAGACACAAGGTTCTTTGGTAATCAAAGAATATCCTACTGCTTCTGCACACTCAGGACATTTTAAGGCACTTCTCAATGAACTTGCTCTTAAGAAATCATTCCGACCTGATATTATTTTC